AACCACTTCTATAGAAGTGGAACAGGTATAGCGTAATAAAGGAGACATACTATGGCAATATCACGATCCCAACTAGTCAAAGAACTAGAGCCAGGTTTGAATGCTTTATTCGGCCTGGAATACAACAGATACGAAAATCAGCATGCTGAAATTTTCGTAACTGAAACATCTGACAGAGCTTTTGAAGAAGAAGTAATGTTAAGCGGTTTCGCTTCTGCACCAACTAAACAAGAGGGTGCTGGAGTAGTGTTTGATACAGCAGGTGAAACTTTCACAGCTAGATACAACCACGAAACAATTGCTTTAGCATTTTCAATCACTGAAGAAGCAATCGAAGATAACCTATATGACAGATTAGCTGCAAGATACACAAGAGCTCTTGCAAGATCTATGTCAAATACGAAGCAAGTTAAAGCTGCTAACGTACTTAACCAAGCACAGTTTACTGCTGTGACTGGTGGAGACGGGGTACCACTAATTTCTAGTGCTCACCCATTAGCAACAGGTGGTACATTTTCAAATGTATTAGCAGTTGCTGCAGACCTTAACGAAACTTCACTTGAGCAGTCGTTAATCGACATCGCTGGATTCGTAGACGAAAGAGGTCTAAGAATCGCTTCTCAAGGTAGAAAGATGATAATTCCAAAAGAATTACAATTTACTGCTGAGAGATTAATGAAAACTCCACAAAGAGTTGGAACAGCTGATAACGACATCAATGCAATCGCTTCAATGGGAATGGTTCCAGAAGGGTACTCAGTTAACAATTTCTTAACTGATACTGATTCTTTCTTCCTAATGACTGATGTACCTAACGGGTTAAAACACTTTGTTAGATCACCAATCAAAACTGCGATTGAAGGTGACTTCGATACTGGTAACGTAAGATTTAAAGCTAGAGAAAGATATTCTTTTGGATTCTCAGATCCTAGAGCAATATTTGGTAATGGAAATCTACCAACTAGTTAATAAATAATACAATTAGTATTACCTAAAAGGGGCGGTGTTCACATCGCCCCTTTTTTTATGTATAATAAAAAGACCTAGAAAATAAATTATTTTGTAGACTGACTAGGCAGACGGTATAGAGACTACAAAACTTAACGCTATACAGGAGAAAATATTATGGCAAATACTACATTTACAGGACCAGTCCGATCGGAAAATGGTTTTGAATCTATAACAAAAAATGCATCAACAGGTGCGATTACATCTAACGCTTCTTACGGAAAAGCTATTAGAGGTGGTGTTCAATCTTTATCAGGTGCTGGTGCAGTTGATTTAACCAACTTAGTAACTGAGCTAACTACTACTGGAGCTAATGCATTAACTTTAGCTGATGGAACAACTTCAGGTCAGATTAAAATCATTAACATGATTGTTGATGGTGGAGACGGAACTTTAACTCCAACTACTTTTGCAAATGGAACTACAATTACTTTTGATGCAGTAGGAGAGTCAGCTACTCTAGTTTGGAATAGTACTGTTGGTTGGATTGCAAGTTCAACTCAAGGTGCAACAATAGCTTAATAATAAACTAGTGGCTCCTTCGGGAGCCACGAACTAGGAGATTTATGTTCAAAGGCGATATACAAGCTACAAGATCAACTGCTGCTGCAGGAGCAGCCGCAATTATTTCACAACCAATAAGACTGAAAGGAATTATTGTTTCAAGTGATGGCGGTGGAGCAGGAGTATTAGAATTAACAACAACTTCAAATTCTGGAGACACAATGTTTATTGCAGATGTTCCTACCGGAGATTTAGTTAATTTTTCTTTTCCTGATGATGGTATTTTATTTCCAAAAGGAATATTTTGTAAAACAAAAACAAATATTTCAGCTTATACTTTGCTAACAGATAAATATTCTGGTCCCAATTTAACAGGGAGTAACGGATAATGGGTGGCTCAAGTTTTTCATCAGACCAGTCGGTCGCACACGCAACAGCTACAGCTCAAATGGTAGCCGTTGGTGGTACAGGTAAAACAAATAGAACAAGATTAACTTCTATTCAAGGTAAAGGTAATAGTGCAAGTGGTTCAATCATATTTAGAAGTGGTGGTGCTACAGGAGATGTTATTGCAACTTACTTATTTGGAGAAGAAGGTTTAGATATGTATTTACCAGGTAATGGTATCTTATTTGAAGACGGTATTCATGCAACTATTGCAGGAACAGGTGGAGTAACAATTACATTTACGTAAGATGGATTTAAATTATTACGCAGATATAATTGAATTAAAAAAAGGTGGTATGCCACCTAGAAATAAAAAAAACTATAGACCTACTGAAAAAGGTGCAGGGATGACTGAGGCTGGAGTAGCTGCTTATAGAAGAGCTAACCCTGGATCAAAACTTAAAACTGCAGTAACAGGTAAGGTTAAAAAAGGATCAAAAGCTGCTAATCGTAGAAAATCATATTGTGCAAGATCACTAGGTCAATTAAAAAGATCTTCTGCTAAAACCAGAAATGACCCTAATTCAAGAATAAGACAAGCGAGACGAAGATGGAAATGCTAAAAGATTTACTTAAAAAATTATTTGGATACAGTGATTTAGAAAAAAGAATTAGAATTCTAGAGAGAAAAAATTATTGGAGAGAAAAATATAAACATGGCTTATCTCAATTCAAACATCCCTCCAATATACTGTAAAATAAGAAAGGAGTATCTTTATGATCTTAAAGAACATATGGGAGAAAGTGAAGACTGTGTTGTCTTCGCGATTACATCTATTCCAGGGCGTGCAATCTTATTTAATATCATGTTACCAAATGGTGCGTGCTATTGGCGTTTGCCTATCTCAGCGTTTTTCCAAAAATCGTATGATAGAGCCGATGTGCCGAATATGCAGACGCACGAGTTGGAATTGTGGAACAGTTTCAGTTATTATCCTAGTATTACTACTTTTGATTTTTTAATTGGAGAAAAAGGTAAATATTTTGGTATAGATAAAAAGTTTTATTATGGACAATATTTATTTACAATTGATTGGGCACATCCAGACCCAAATATTTTAGATGTCGAGCATAGTGAAGTACCTGATGAACATAAGTGTGCACATATATTGGCTCTTACTAACGGCAATTATGCAGCTCAGCCTAATAATCGTATTCTGTGGAATGTTAGTAGCTACACTACTAATAACGATATACCAGACTATAAAGTTCAAAGTACTGAGTGGAATGTTGAAAATAAAGGATTAATTACTGAAGATAGCGATAAAATGTTTTACGATATAAATGAAAAAAAAGACACTAAAAGAACTTACGAAAAATACAAGGAATATGCACATGATTTATCCTTTGAAAACGATAGTAACAAAGATGATTGATAAATTTTTCTATAATTTATTTGGTGCACTAGACAAAGCAACAGGATGGATTGATAATATATTTTTTAACAAAAAAAAGAAAAAGAAATAATTATGGAGTATCAGAGGATGAACTATTATTTTACAGGTGCTTTAATTGTAGCTTTTGTTTTAATAGCTCTTTTTTTACAACCAGGATATATACCTAAATGAGTAACAAACCACTAAACATCGGAGAAGAGGCAAAGGTGCAAATGCCAATGAAGACGGTAGCTAGTTTAATTTTACTGGTCGCGATGGGAGTACTTGGGTATACTGAGCTGACTTCTAGATTAGTATCTCTGGAGACATCAAGAGAATTATTTCAAAATGATTTGTTAAAGAAATCAGAACAAGTACCCGTAGATCAGGAGCAAATATTTTTAATTGAGGATTTGTACAAGTCTGTTGAGAAAATGGAACAGACTCAAGAAATGAACATGACTAACAAAGTTAATATAGAATTTTTAAGAGAACAACTAGATAAAGCATTAGCTGATATTGAAGAATTAAAAGACAAAGTTAGAGCAAACGGAGGTCATTAATGGAGTTGATTATAGCCTTACTTATGATTGTCAACGGAGAGATTAAGGAACACAGAATCCAAGAATCTATGTCTGACTGTTTGAAGGGGAAGAGGGTTGCAATGAGAACAAATAAAAATAATAATATTCAGTATCAGTGCATAAAGTCGATGGCTGAGCTCGAGTCGAACATCGATGGTAGTAAATCAATTAAAAAATTAATATTGGAGTAATTATGGAATTGACAAGAAATTTTTCTCTTCAAGAGCTAATTAAATCAGATACAGCAATTAGGTTGGATATAAATAACAACCCTAATTCTGGTCAAATAGAAAAACTAAAAGCATTGTGCGAAAATATACTGCAACCGGTACGTGATCACTTCGGAAGAGTTAAGGTTACGTCAGGGTTCCGTTCAGAGCAGTTGTGCCTAAAAATTGGCAGCTCGGTCAATAGCCAACATGCAAAAGCTGAGGCGGCAGACTTTGAATGTATTGGTGTGGACAACGCTGAGTTAGCTGATTGGATTCACAAGAACCTTCCGTATGACCAGCTCATCCTCGAGTTCTACACTCCAGGTGAACCTAACAGCGGATGGATTCATTGTAGCTATACACCTGACCAACCAAGAAAACAGTTCTTGCATGCGTACAAATCAGAAGGTAAAACAAAATATAAACCAGTTATAGGAAAAGCAAAGGATTTAACATGACAATAGGAAGATCACAGATATCAAAACAAGTAGAGGGTAAACTACGTGGTGCAAGAGACGAGAAAGAAAAAAAGAAAAGAGTTAAACTTGCTATCAAACGTAAGAAAAACCCACTAGCCAAGACATTTACTGTCTAGTCAAAAGATGTTATAATCTTGCATGACTAAATTATGTGCAAGAGGCAAATCGGCTGCCAAAAGAAAATTCAAAGTATACCCGTCAGCATACGCAAATGCATACGCTTCAAAAATTTGTGCAGGTAAAATTAAAGATCCATCAGGGACTAAAAGAAAAGATTGGGGACCAAAAAAAGCTAATACAGGTACACTGATGACAAAAAAGAAAACTAAAACTTTAGAAGAATTAAAAAAAGAAACTCAAAAAATTATAGATAACTTTCCAAAAGAAAAAGTTATTGATACAAAAAAACCAAAAAAGAAACCTTATAAAAGTGTTAAACCAGATGCTGCAATGTCAATAGACACTACAACATATCCTCTTGGACAAGGACCTTCATCTCAATCAATTAAACCAATGATGTGTGGTGGCGAGGTTCGTGGAACGGGAGCAGCTATCAAAGGCAAAGGTTTCAAGGGCGTATTTTAATGAGCCTTAAAAAATGGTTCAATGAAAAATGGGTCGATATAGGATCACCTAAAAAAGGGGGAGGATACAAAGAATGTGGAAGAAAATCTGCAAGTGGATCAAAAAGAAAGTACCCCAAATGCGTGCCTGCTGCAAAAGCAAACCGAATGACAGAATCAGAAAAGCGTTCTGCTGTTGCAAGGAAAAGACAAGCCGGTAACCCAGGAGGCAAACCAACTAACGTCAGCACCTTTACCAAGAAGTATTATGGTGGTATGATAGATATCTAGGAGAATTATGGCAGAGAAATTATCAGATAAATTAAAAGGATTATTTAAAAGAGCAGATACCTATCTTGGTAGAGCAGTAGATAAAGTACCTAAAAGTACGACAGCTATGAAGAAAGCTTTAAAACCTACAGCTATGATGAAAGCAGTTAAATCTAAACTTCCAAGTGCAGCTGAATTTGCTAGTGCAACTAAGAAAGCTGGTAAGTTTGGCAAACTTAGAGCAGTAGGAAGAGTTGCAAGCAGAGTCGCATTACCTGTTGCTGCAGGATTTGAAGCAGCTAATATTGCTTATAAAGTTGCAACTTTATCTCCTGAAAAAAAAGCTAAGATTAAAAAATTAAAAACAGAATTAAGTAAAAAATCAACAAAACAATCTCATGCAGATTTATTAAAAATGAGTACAGGGGGAGATACTATGCTAAAGAATCCAAAAAAAGCTGACTTAGATAAGGATGGCAAGTTATCTGGTTACGAGAAAAAAAGAGCAAAAGCCATCGAATCAAATATGAAACAAAAACCTATTAAAGCTGTTGCAGGTATTGCTGCCATGGGATTACTTGGTGCTAAAATGTTAAGCGACAAAAAAAAGAAAAAAGCTATCAAAGCTGTTTCACCAGTTGCAATGTTAGCGGATGTTACTAAAGAAGAAAAAAATCAAGTAACTACAGGACAACAAAAAGCTAGAAAAGGTAAAATGATGAAAGCTTACAAAGGTGATATGGCTAAAGGTTATGGTGCAGCTAGAACTCAAGGTCAAGGCCTTCAAGATGAAAACTTAATACCAGGAAAGTCTTTGGATTATTACAAAGACATAATGTAATGAATTATGGCTACGTCAGGAACTACAGCATTCGATCTTCAGATCGATGACATTATTGAAGAAGCATATGAACGATGTGGTATGCGGACTAATAGTGGAAATGACTTACGTAGCGCAAGAAGAAGTTTAAATCTTTTATTTTCAGAGTGGGGCAACAGAGGTATTCACCTTTGGAAAGTTAAGTTAAATGAAAAAGCATTAATTGCAGGAACTGCAACATATACTGTAGATACAGATGTAAATGATGTGCTTGAAGCATATATTTCAACTACTAATGCAGCAGGCAATACTTCATCAACAAATGATATCTCATTAACAAAAATTGATCGATCAGCTTATGCTGCACTTCCAAATAAATTACAAACAGGACAACCATCACAGTATTATGTTGATAGACAAACAACACCGACTATAAGTTTATATTTAGCTCCTGATGCAAGTACTTATACAACATTAAAATTTTATACAATAAACAGAATTGAAGATGCAGGTGGTTTTACAAAAACAGCTGATGTCGCTTATAGATTTTTACCTTGTATGTGTTCTGGACTTGCATATTATTTATCACAAAAAAGAGCACCAGATAGAATACAATTATTAAAACAATTATATGAGGATGAATTAATTAGAGCATTGAATGAAGATGGCTCTAGAACTTCTGTTTATATTTCTCCTCAAAATTATATGGGGAATGTTTAATAATGAGTTTTGCAACAGGAAAAAAAAGTCAAGCAATATCTGATAGATCGGGACAAGCGTTTCCTTACAAAGAAATGGTAAAAGAGTGGAATGGTTCCTTGGTTCACATATCAGAATTTGAGCCTAAACATCCTCAATTAGATCCTCCTTACCATAAGGCAGATGCAATAGCTTTACAAAATACTAGATCACAAAAATTTCAACAACCTACAACTGTTGCAGCAAATGATACAACTATTGCTGATTCTGGTGGTATTTCAGTAGGTGTAGCAGATTTAAGTTTACCAGGACAGTTTGGTTTTTTAAATCAAGGAACATCATCAATGATTCCTGCAGACCCATCATTACAAAATAGAAGAAGACAAATATCTATGCAAATTAATTCAGTAACCGTGAGTATTTCATAATGGCTATAACCTATTCAGATTTTTTAACACAAGTTCGAAACTACACAGAAGTAGATGCGAATGTTTTAAGTGATACTATTATTGGTCAATTTATAAGAAATACAGAATTAAATGTTGCAGGCCAAGTTGATTATGATGACACGAGAAAATATGCAACTTCATCATTTACTGCAAATAAAAGATATTTAGTTACTCCTGCAGATTTTTTAGTTATTAGATCTCTACAAGTATTCGCAGACACTAGTATTACTAGTGCTAGAACTTTTTTAGAAAAAAGAGATACCAGTTTTATATCAGAATATAATGGAAGCAACACAACTGGATTACCTAAATACTACGCAAATTGGGATGATGCTTCAATTGTTGTAGCTCCAACTCCAGATCAAGCTTATGCAGTACAGTTAAATTATGTTATTACACCACCTAATTTTACTTCTACAAACAATACCTATTTATCTGAATATCAACAAGGATTGTTATTAGACGGAGTTCTTACAGAGGCTTTTGCTTACCTTAAAGGTCCCATGGATATGTACAATCTATATAAAAGTAAGTATAATGAAAGTGTACAAAATTTTGCTCTCCAACAAATGGGGAGAAGAAGACGAGCAGAATACGATGATGGGGTACCAAGAGTTCAAGTACCTTCACCATCACCATAAAAAATTAAAGGAGAAATATTATGGCTATAACTACTAACGCAATTTGTAATTCTTTCAAAAAAGAATTACTTCAAGGAAAACATGACTTTGATACATCGTCTGATACATATAAATTAGCGATGTATACTAACTCAGCATCATTAGGTGCTTCAACAGAAAATTATACAACTGGTAATGAAGTATCATCATCTGGATATACTGCAGGTGGTAAAGCACTTGTTAATCAAGGTGTAAAAGTATCTTCAGCAGTAGCAATTACTGACTTTGCTGATCTATCTTTTACAGGAGTAACATTAACAGCTAGAGGAGCTTTAATTTATAATACAACAACTGATGGTGGTTCAAACACTACTGATGCAGTTTGTGTTTTAGATTTTGGTGGAGATAAAACTGCAACTGCAGGAACATTTACAATTCAGTTCCCTGCATTTACAACTTCAGCTGCAATATTAAGATTAACATAAGGAAAGTAAATGGCTCTTGTTGTTAATGATAGAGTAAAAGAAACTAGTGCAACTACTGGTACAGGTACTTTAAACCTTGCTGGAGCGGTACAAGATTTTGAAGGATTTGTTGCAGGTATTGGTAATAGTAATACAACTTACTATGCAATTGTAAATACAGGCACAGGTGAATTTGAAGTTGGTCTAGGAACTGTTACAGATGCTTCTCCAGATACTTTATCAAGAGACACAATTATATCATCATCAAATAGTGATGCAGCAGTTAATTTTACAAGTGGTTCTAAAGATGTATTTTGTACATTACCTGCTTCAAAAGCAGTTGTTGAAGATGCAAATAACGATGTAACTTTACCTGCAGATTTAACTGTAGGCGCTAACCTTGATGTATCTTCAGGAACTATAAAACTTGATGGTAATTATCCAACAGGAACTAATAATGTTGCAATGGGGAATAATGCATTTAATAGCGTTACAACTGGTCAAGACAATACTTGTATTGGTCATGATGCAGGTACAGCTATACAAGATGGTAGTGATAACACTTTTATTGGAGAATCAGCTGGTGCAGGTATAACTTCTGGAAATACTAATACAGCAGTGGGGGGAAGTGCTTTAAAAGCTGCTGCAGCTGTTAGTAATACCGTTGCTATAGGTCAAGACGCTGGTCTTATTATAACATCAGGAGATAGAAACACATTTGTTGGAAGAACCGCAGGATCTACTGCAAACGGTGGTAATAATAATATATGTCTTGGTTATAATGCAGAACCCTCTTCAGCTTCAATAAATAATGAAATTACTCTTGGAGATAATCAGGTAGATAGTTTAAGAATTCCTGGCTTACAATCAAGTGCATCTAATGGTGATGTACTAACATATAATGGTACAAAAATAATATTATCAACCCCTTCAACTGGTGCAACAGAAGCATTTGCAATTAAAATGGCAGTAGGATTATAGGAGAAATATGGCTCAAGATTTTGAAAGATATATACAAAGAAATGTAGGAACATCTGCAGCAACGGTGCATACTAGTAATTCAGATGATGCAATCATTTCTATTCGTTGTGCAAACACAACTACATCTACAATTAATGTGGATGTATTTATTAATGACGGATCAAATGATTATTACATAATTAAAAACTGTCCAATAGTTAGTGGCGGATCTTTAGAACTGATTGATGGAGGATCAAGAATAGTAATGAAATCAAGTGATGTTCTAAAAGTGCAGTCTGACACTGCTTCTAGTTTAGATGTTTGGGCTTCATTTATAGATGCAATAAGTACGTAGGAGGAATCATGGCTTATTTAGGAAACGCTCCAAAACAAAATTTAAATACCATGAACTCTCAACAGTTCAATGGTAATGGATCCACGGTCAATTTTACATTAAGTCAAAGTGTTTCAAACACAGCAGAAGTAGAAGTATATGTTGGAAACGTTAGACAAGATCCATTTTCAGCTTACTCAATATCAGGTGGTACAACTTTAGCTTTCACAGAAGCCCCACCATCAGGCACAGCAAACATCTATGTAGTCTTCCAAGGTAAATCTACGGGTAGCATTAACCCAGGAGAAAACAGTATTCAA